TGAACAAGAACTTCCCTCTCGGTGTTACTATCGCGAAGACTCCTGGTAAGCAGTATCCTGCTTCAGCTAAGCTGGTTCGCGATCACGAGTCTAAGGCTCAGGGTTATCTTGGCATCCTGAACCGTGGCCAGGGCACATGGCCAATCATCAAGCCGGATATCGAAGCTAACATCAACGCACACTACGATGCCCTTACTCTCGAATTCGAGAATATGTATCGTGCTGCTGATGATATCTTCCGCAAGACAAAGCAGACTGTTGAGATTTATGGTTTGACCGGTCAGCTTGCTGACGTCAAAGACATCCTCGACGCTTTCGTTGCTGCTTAATTAAAACAAAACATATAAAACTGGCTGGGGTGGGCTACGCCCGTCCTGGCCTTTTTTATTAACATATTGCAATATGAGAAAAATTAGAATAGGTAATGACATTAGACTCAAGCTCACAATCAAAACTCTTAGAGATAAGGAAGGATGGGAGAATTTTGATTGGAATACTCTCGATGAGTTTGATCAATCTAATGTTAAACAATTGAGATGTTATCTGATAAACACATCGTATCTGGACTGCCGTTGCGGTAAAGGATGTGATTGTAGGAAGCATCAGAAGATAGGTTTCCCTGACTTCTATCATCCTACAGCTCACAACATACATAACTGCGGAATTCCTTGCTATCATATGGCTCCAGCTAACATGTGTAACTACGATAAGTTCTCTCCAGACTTCCACGACTTCCACTGGTGGCCTGGCTATAGGGGATTTGGTATATATCCAGAGCACTTCCACGAGTATTGTGGTCATATGCACTGGCATGGACCAAAACCATCGCACTACTATCCGCATTGTCACAACCATCACGATCCGCATTGTTGGGAGCCATTCTATCATGGATACGATCATCACGGCATTGCTCACTGTAAGCCAGAGCCGTTTGATACATGGTTCCACCCAGAGTATGTTCCGGCTGATATATTTGGCAAATCTAACGTGGTACTGAATCACACGCACCCTTACGAGCCTTACTATCTTGCCGACTCTCAAGTACTTAATCAAAAGAATACTCTTACGTGCATGTTCCCCGCTGTACAATAGAAGATGTGTGGTACATATAAGCTTGTAGTTGTTCTTACTGTATTTGAACAGGGTTGGGGTAGACATAATCTCCATACTTATACTATAGATAAAGGAGAAGTATTTGAGCTTGTTGACGAAGGAGGAGAATCTGGAGCCATTACGTTGGACGTAGATAGCACAGGTGAGAGAGAGAATGTTATAAAAAATCTCTACACAGAATCTGACAATTATACTATGGCAGCCGAAAGTACACTTCCCATAGGCGGATTTGACGAAAACGACAAGCAGTATAATGTATATGCGATACTTGACGATGGCACTACAGCGTTGTTTAATCCATACGATTGGCATTTGAATGAACTTATATTCGAATCTGATAATCCAGATGTTGTAAGCGTAGATCCGCATACTGGCGAACTTACTACATATGAAGTAGACGAACCTACAGATGTCACTATCACAATAAAAAATGCTGATGATGGTGGTGTTGTATATCAATTTGTAATTACTGTAGAGCCTCGTTATGTTATCAAAATGGGCTTCAGTATTATATCTAACCCAGATGAAGTAGAAGGTGACGAACCATGGTTGCTTAAGGAGAATGCTAAGAATACTGTGTTTACAGTAAACAACAACGTTCGCGGTTCTTATCTATGGATATTCTCTCAACGGCGTATTAAATATATTAAGTCTATTGAAGATGGTGAACCTAAAGTTGCAGAATTATCTTCTGGTTTCAGAGTTCCTACTATGAACTTTGATAAGAAGAATAACTACTTCTGCTATCGCAGCGTTGCTCCTATACTGATAGATAATATGAAATTTAAAATTACATTTGGATAATGAATACAAGAGATATTAAAGTATATGGCACGCTGATGAATCATACGGTAGATAACACTATCGGAGACGGCGATTTGCATAATGACAAATTGGCTCTAGCTAGACAGTTATACGATGATCAATTTGGAGAGACCACAAAGGTTAATAACTTCCAAGATATTATTAATAAACGTGTCAAGAATATAACAAGCGGAAATGGTTCTACTACTGTAAATGGAGATCTTGTCGTAACCGGTGATCTTATTATAAACGGTCAGCGTTTTAATCCTGCTGATATACTCTCTAGACTTGCTGCACTTGAAGCTATATGGAAGATACAAGGCGGCTATATTGTTCCGGCAAGTAGTGTAGATCAAGTCAAAGCCGCTGCTTATTTTGATACATCTGTAAACTGATACTATTATGGCAGCAAGAATAATTACATATAAAGCAGTAAACGCAGAATTAGGAACTACATATTCTCCTAATAACTACTGCGCTTCTAAAAAGCATGCTATAGATGGTGGTGGAAAAGATGTTTATGGTAGTGGATGGACAAATAACAGGCTGATCACAAAGGTAGAAATCGGCACGTAGTATACAATACGATTTTTAGATTGGGATGGTACTGTACTAAAAACACAAACGCTAAATCCAGATCAACAAATAGTTCCTCCAGCAGATCCAACAAGAAGCGGTTATACTTTTAAAGGGTGGAGTCCAACACTACCTGCAGATATGTATCCAACAGGAAACGTAGACTATAAAGCTAAATACGAATCTATTGCACCTCCACATAAAGGAGATCCAGATCAGTATTTCACTATTACAGCACGCACATCCGGAAGTGTTAAGTTTAATATATCGACCTAGGCTGACGCTAATATAATTCGGTATAGGATAAGCGATGGCACAAGAGATGCATATGGAGATTATATATTTGGATCTTGGGTTACAACAAATCTTACGCCAGGAACTGCCCAAACAATTACTGTACCTGAATTACAATCAGGTTATGTTGTACAATGGAGAGGTGATGGTACTCATTATGGATACGGATATGGCCCCGGTGCGTATTCTTATTTCTCGTCTGACGATTGCTAGTTTAATATATCAAACAATTTGCTCACATTACTGTATGACACAGATGTAGATAGTTTAACACCTACACAAAAAACACAACTGGATGCTCAAAGCGACTATTGTTTTGTTGGCTTGTTTGCAGAATGTGACAAACTTATAAGTGCTTCAGATTTGTATTTTCCTAGTAATTTGATAAACGGGTCAAATACTCCAGAACATCATTTTACTGATATGTTTAGAGATTGTGTAAACCTGCAAACTGCAGATTTTTACATTTCTACTGGACAGTTGTTGGATAGTGCTTATGAACGCATGTTCTTAGGATGTTCTAGTTTGACAGTAGCTCCACATCTACCATCTACTTAGTTGGGTCCTCATTGTTATCAAGCAATGTTTAGCGGTTGTACAAGTCTTGTAAATGCTCCAGAACTACCTGCTACAAACCTCGTTGCCGGATGTTATGATAGCATATTTGGAGAATATACTTATTCTACATACAGTAAAACATATTCTGGATGTAGCTCTTTGAATAATATTACAATGCGAGGTACTTATTATTCAGACGAAGACGCTCCATCTAGTTGGTATTTAGATGTAGGCAATCCACCAACGTCCACTCTTATACATCCTCTTAAGAATTGGGTAAATGGAGTTGCATCCAACGGTACATTTACTGGAGATAGTAATTGGCCGGTAGCTAGTTCCGCCAACGAGTATAAAGGAAAACCCTGGTAATTATGATCTCACATTTATCACATACCGTATAGAACATCGGTAATACGTTAAACGCCATGGTAAATGGTAGCGCTACAGGAAAGTTCTTGTTAGGTTGTGGCGCTGCTGTAGTATCATACTTTGCTCCTATATGGTATCTGTTGGTAATATGTTTCGCTACTACGGCCATAGATATGATTTATGGTTGGAAAGTAGCTAGGAAATTTAAAAAGAAGTTAGAAAGCGGTAGGAATTGGAAAGGTACTATAAGAAAGATCAAAGACGAAGCTGTAATATTGGCTTTGTTACACGGCTTAGAATGGGCTGTAGTAGATCAATCTGGAGTATTCATACTTACCGGAGGTGCGGCTGCAATTATAACACTAACCGAATTGTGGTCCATTATAGAGAATTTAAATACGCTGGATCCAACAGGCCCCTGGAGAGCTTTAGGTAGATTCCTGAGGAAAAAAGGTGAGGATTATACTGGCATAGAACTTGATTTTGACGATGAACATAATAACGACACTGCTGGGAATACTCAGCAATTGGAAGAACGTCGTTAAGGGCATTTGCGTGGCTTCTGTTGCGTTATTGCTGTTTTGGGGTATAAATACCCACAACACAAATAAAAAACTGTCACAGGAGCTAGAAATGGCTCAGAATAACATTGAAGCCTATTAGGAGCTATTAGATAGCTCTTAGTAGGCTAATAATGTTTTAAGACTAGACTTCCAAAATATACAGTAGTAGAACGATAAAACGTTGCATAAGCTAGATAGTATTAGTAAGAAACTGAACATCAAACCTAAAACAATTTATACAGCTGCAACTCAATCGTAGAGTTTAAACGTTAAGGATAGTAAGGGGGTATAGGGGGTTACTCTAAAAGATTCTATTATAAAAGATAGTATACAGTTTAACCCTTAGACTATAGCTCATTATACCATAACTCCTGATAGTGTTACTATATCGCTAGATATAACAAACGACTAGTACTTGTATGTGTATAGCACTAGGGAGTATAAAAATAAAAAGAGTTTTATCAAACGACTATTCACGCTAGACTTTAAGAAGGTAACTAAAGATAGATATTAGATTTATAATACAAATGATGCTATAAAGTCAGGAGATGTTAGAGTAGTCAAAACAACAGACAAATAAGACTATGGAGATAAAAGGTAAAACATCTCTAAGGGAAATTATAGATGATCTTCTTCTTATAGTAAGAAACAACAACATCAGTGAAAGCGAAGATTTGTCTAGAGCACATATAGCTGCATGGGTGGATCATTATCGTAGAATGTTGTGGAAGAGACATCTAGATGAACTTAAAGAACAGAACAAACAAGGTGTCGATATCATGGATCTCATAGACGGAGAGTTTCTAATATTAAAAGAAACACATCATAAACTTGTTCCTGTTGAGTCTGGAGACGAATGTAAACCTACTTTTACTAAAAAGACAGAAGACGAATTGGAAAACTTGTACTGTAATTTGTGGACAAGTATACTAGCTGTCCACGACGAAGAAGGAGAGAATATACAGTATATAAATCATATTCGCAGGCACTATTAGTACTGGAGGAAGTATACATTCGGAGAAATGAGTGCTTATTACATGGATGACAAGCACGTATACGTACAAGGTTTACAAGATTAGAATGACCTTGAGTGGATATACGTATTGGCTGTATATGAGAAACCTGAGGATGATTCTGACGAGGACGAGAATGAGGATCCAGATGAGGATGATGTATAGATTCCAACATGGATGGTGCCAGATATAAAGAAACTTATTATGAATAATGAACTGGAATTCATGATCAACAGACCTAGTGACGACACAAATAACGCTACACTCGACGGCATAAAGCCGCACGGTCCAAAGGAAGATGAAAAGTAAGAAATCTATAACATTCCGGGACATGTATCGCAAGATGCCAATAGAGGTCGATTACAGCCTCTACAAGCGCATTTTAGACGAGATGTGTAAAGTTATTCTAGAATATGTATTTGACCGCTCAGAAGGCTTTAAAATGCCTTTTGGGCTTGGTTTTATTTAGGTAGGTAAATATCTACCAAAGAGCTTAACTCAACAATCATTATCAGTAGACTATAAAGCTAGTAAAGAATACGATAAGCGTATTTATCATCTCAATGAACACAGTGACGGATATAAATACAGGCTATACTGGTCTAAGTTACCAAGAACATTCCCCGATAGATATAAATATCAATTAAGCTTAGTGCGATAGAATAAGCGAAAGTTAGCTCAACTAATATTTAACAAACACGATTATATAGATATAAATGATATACAATTATACAAAGTGTGAATCAGTCATTGCAAAAATCATGGCTGATTTAGATTCCACAGAAGTAAAATAGCGTACATCCGATATACGAGAGTGGATCTTTGAAGCTGTGGATAAGATTGGTGCTCCTATGTAGTATATCAGCAGGGAACTTGGGTCTGCAGATGATCCCCCTGTAATGAAAATACACGACTATCAAGTACCCATACCAGCAGACTTATAGATATTAGATGGTGTAGCATTTAGCGAAACACCACATGGTCCTTGGGTTCCTATGAGTACTATGACTAGTATATTTAAAGATAAAAGAAGGCCAAAGCCAGTTTCACCACAGCCATATGTAGAGCTTAAACATGACCCTGCTAACTTGGCTATACCCGAACCAGCAGTTATTGAGCATGGAGAAATGCCTTTACCTCCACCTCCACATCAGCCAATGATGTATAAGATGCCTACTTCGCAACATCAACTATACACGGTTAATGGAATAAAGTATTTGCATAGACAACTTACTGGATTGGAGAAACCTGAGTACTTTATTAAGCCCGGGTGGATTGTTACAAATAAGAAGCATGGTTTTATTAAACTGGCTTATAAAGCAATAGCTGTAGATGAACGAGGTTACCCTCT